AGGCGTCGGTCTGCAAAACCGTTTACGGCGGTTCGAATCCGCCAGGTACCTCCAGTGTCCCGGAACCGGTCAAATTGACAATAGCCGGTTCCGGTTATCTTTCAGATAACGAGGACTTAACCTTAGGTGGAAAAATACACGATTGTCATAATGACACAAACCGCTTACCTACCGGTAGTGAAATTTGTCTCGAAAATATACCGTCGCCATGGTAAAATTGAACATTTACTTACGCGAATACAAATCATCCTCAGAAGGGATCGTTTGGTTTAGCTTTTATGTCAAAAGTGAACGTGTGCACTTCTCCTCAAAAGTTAGATGTGAGAAAAAGAACTGGGATAAGAGGAAAATGATTGTAAAAGGATCAGATACTTCTTATATCGATAAAAATCGAGTGATTGAAAACATACGTGCACGCATTAATGATGTATTTGTAAAATACAGGTTGCGAAATAAAACACTCACTCGCGACTCATTTCTGCGAGCATATAATCGTCCATCCGATTATTCAACTTTCTTTGAATTCATCAAAGCGAACAAAAGAAATATCAATTTTGGAAATGAGGTTACTACAAACTACACTCACAAATCAGTGATAAAAAAAGTAAAAGAGTGGCAGCCTGATTTGCATTTTGATGACATTACAGAAGACTGGCTCAGCAGATATTTCATTTATCTGAAAAATGATCTAAAGAACTGTGATAATACAGTTCATAAGAATCTTACAATTTTCAAAAAGTACGTACTCGCTGCTTATAGAATGGGATATATGGATGAAAACCCTTTTTCTGATTTCAAAATAAAGCGAGGTTCACCAAGCTATACATATTTGACAGAGGATGAATTAAAGATATTTATGGAAGCGTATAAAAAAGGAGTTTTTGAAAGCAAGTATCACACTACATTGGAGTTTTTCCTTTTTATGTGCTTCTCTTCATTGCATGTAACGGATGCAAAAAATATGAGTTTAGAGCAATTCACCCAGGAATCATTTATATACTATCGTGTTAAAAATAGGAACTCAAAACCTGAACCTATAATGGTACCGGTATCAGAACCTTTAAGAATCGTTGTCAAGAACATAGTTGGAACAAGAAAAAAAGGAAAGATATTTCACAATCTGCCGGCAGATCAGACAATGAACAGATATTTGAAAGATATAGCTGCAGAATTGGAAGTAAAAAAGAAAATTACACATAAATCGGGTAGGCACACATTCGCAACATATTTTCTTGCTAAATCAAAAGATATTACTGCCTTACAAGAGATATTGGGACATAGTTCTCTATCTGAAACAATGATTTATGCTCACGTTCTTGACGAATCGAAACAGGATGGAGTGAAGTACTTTAACGATCTTCTTTAATCTTTCTCTGCATAAAATTCACCTTCAATAATTTCATCGAAGCCTTCAATAGTTATAATTTTTTCTATTTTTCTGCAGTAAAATTTCCTATTGCCTATTATATATATGTCTTTAGGATCAAGCTTATCACCGTTGTCAACAAATTGTATTTTATATAACTTGCGCCTATCTATATTTTCTCCCTTAGAGTAAATTTCCTCATTTAAGAATTTAAGAGATAAAGCATTAACATATTTTCCATTGTATTCATATAAAAAGTTGTAATTAGACCCGGTAAGTTTAACACTTTCCGAAATAGATCTGATATAGCTTAGCGGATGCCTTTGATCATCCATCGGTCCTGGCTCCTGTTCATAAAATCTAGTACTGTATTGACTATTATAAAAAGCAATCGAGATCTGATTACTTCCGGAACCTGATTTATTACCAGTTTTGTTACCCTCTATAATATCCTGTATCAGTGGGTTTGTAATAACACCATCCTTCTCTTCATATATAAGTGGTGCTTCATTACATTTCGCAATTGGTAAATGCAATTGCATATAATAGTTAGACCTATTTAAATAAATCTGAAAATATGAACTATGGAATTCGGCAGGTATTATATCAAAACTCACATCATATTCATCAGAACTATTATTTTTCACAGGAGAATAATCGTTGACAGATTTTGCGGTTACTTTTTTTGTATTTTCATTGTCTGTGACATATTCTATAAATTGCAGTGCGTTACTATTGTACAATACCCTTTGACTTGATCTTACACTATCTGGTGTTTTATTTTTAATAGTAGTGGTTATTTCATCAATGTTCTGCTTATCAATCCCAGTATTTATATTAATTACATTAAGGCTGTCAAGTAAAATCTTGTCAAAATTTTGATACCTGTAATATGGCGAATCAGGTAAGTTGTAGCTGATATTTTTTTCATGCTGCATTTTCTCGTCTGTATCTTCGACTTCAGCTTCAAAATCATCAAGCATAATTATATTATTTTCTAAGCTTGTAGAATAGAACTGATAATTTAGTATGATACTTGCATGCATATTAGAATTGTCTACAACTACAGTACAATCGAATAAGTTTTCAATCTCCTCTAAAAACTTTAATACTGTCCAGCCTGGAAGCATTTTAGAAAATTCCAGCGAGTCATTTGCATGTACAATATAAGCATATTTATAAATCGGATGTGATTCAATCGCATTGTCCAGTGAATAGCCAATGTTTGCGAAAATCTTTGATATTATCGCACAAAGATAAGGTTGCGGCCGGTAGTTTTCATACTTGTAATTACCTTCTACTGCGAGGTTGAGAAAACTACCATCATAAGCATAAACTGTTCTTATTCTACTTAGTGTTTTATCATAAATAAAACTATACTTATTCCCAACAAATTCTAAGTTGGGATCATAAAATGGCAGGAGCTGATAATCAACTTCAGGATAATCTTTACTCAAGTTTGCAACAATCTCATTCTTATTAATAATAGCAACGCCAAGATCCAGATCTCGCAAATTCAGATCGTTGCCAATAATATAATTTAGGCTGCTATTTCCTGCCAGAATTTGAATTTCGATAGAATTGTTCGAGTATTTTAAAATCACCTCTTCACCTTTAATAATAACCTTATTGTCGCTGACGATAATTGCAGTTCTGTTCTCAAATCTAGAAAGACTATTAATTCGATTTATATGTTTATAAATTTTAGCGTTAACAGGGTTCTCAAGGGAAAGTGTTATATTAAGTGTATAATCACCTGATTTTGTGAAGAACGGATTTTCATTGACTATCTTACAAGAGAAGTCAATAGGTAATACAGCTTCTTGCCCATCTATAAATAATTGTGTCATGTTCTTGATATATTTCTCTTCATTCTGTTATACAAATCATTTGCCCTTTTTATACCACCTTTGCCCTCAATATACGTTTCAGAGACAAGCGGATCTTCGAGTTTCTTATACAGCTTATCATTGATTTCTGCTGACCTGGCTAGAATGTTCGTCAATTCATTTAACGAGCCTCCATTATTAATTACTGGCTGAAAATTAGATAAAGCTTCATTAAACGATCTTCGCTGTGAAAACTCACTGTAATTTAGAGCAGTTTGAAAGTCTCGCTCGCTGAGACTGCCAATTGTGTTATTTCTCTGTGCTTGATCAACTATATCAAAAATTCTCCGGACGGATGGATTAGCAACAGCATGATGATTCCCAACAAATTCACTTTTATGTACCGTCCCGTCCTCTTCCCACCAGTTACCCTTTTGGGTATAACCACCAGACGCATAACCCTCTTTAGCCACATCTTTTTGTTGTTTTGCAACGGCAATCTGCCCGGCTCCATAAAGAATGGCTGCCGCAGCTGCGGCAGCACCCAAAGCAGGTCCGACTACCGGTATTCCGGCCATTGCTTTATAGGAATCCATTGCTGCAACAGAAGTAGAAGCTATAACGTTAGCAACTGTAATGATGAATTGCTTTTCAGCATACTTAGCCCTGACTGCATGAATGCTTTTTTCCTTCTCTTCCTCAAGTTGAGCAACCTTTATTGCGTTATTACCAGCTGCCTTGATCATTTTGTCATACTTCCTCTCAACAGACATTTCTTCAGCCTGCTGAAATCCCGCAACTGCACCGGATAAATCTGCTGTTATATCCTGTATTCCTTCAGATACAGCAGTAGCTTTATCCAGATATCTGGATAAATATTCTACCCGCAAATCATATAGCGCTTGTTGATAATCCTCTTCGGATATCATTTCATATTCACGCTGTTGATCTAGTAGTCCTTTTTCATCACTAAATCCCTGAGGAGTCCAATCATCGTCGTTTTCTACAAATGCTTCTTCACCAGTTCTTTTTTTAACGTCTTGGACCGCCTGCTTGAGAAGATCTTGAGACAATTTATATCGCCTGTTTGCCTCAGAGATCATTTTGTCAGTTAGCTGAAGTTCTAAATCGACGGAACTTTTATTAAACTCATTTCTCAGTTCAATCATAGATGCTATGTGAGCAACCTCTAGATCATAAGATTTACTATTATACTGTTCTTCTGTAATACTTTTTTCCAGTAAACTATTTTTAAGATTAAGCAATTGCTTGTCATATGATAATTTTAATTCTGCTTCACGAAGTTTTAAAGCATCATCACCAGTTTTACCTGATGGGGTTACAGGATCCTCTTCTTTTACAATTTCCTTCGTAACCTCTAATTCCTTTTCCTTAGCTGCAACAATTGCTTTTTGCCGTTCTATCCTTTGTGATAGTGATGTAAGTTGAATCTGATCTGCTAGTTTGTTAAATCCTGTGTCAAGCGAAAAAACAGGATCCTTGAGTACACCTGAAGGGATTTGTTTACTAAATAAATCGGCGTGCTGTTTCTCAAGATTATCCAATAAGGATTGCTCTTTTTGAAGTTGCATCCATTTTTCAGTATAGGCATTATAAGACTTCTTTTTATTCTCCGAAATTTGCTCCCCAAGATTTTGATATACTTTTATCTGTTTATCAACGCCTTCTATTTCATTATTTATCCTGGCAATATTCCTATCTGCAATATTTCTTATCTCGCTACCGGCACCTGATTTACGCGTCTCCTGCTCAGCAATTTTTGCTTCTAATTCAAGTCTCTTAGAATAAAGCTCACTCATTTTGTCAGCAATAGCTTTCTGCTTAGCATTTTCCATTATTGCAGTAGTATATTTTTCGATAGACTTTTTTGCAGTGTCTGTATTAATATTCTCGAGATTTAAATTACCTAAATACTCAGGAGATATTTCATTCAGCTTATTAATTGCCTTTATTCTTTCGTCTTTAGATATTTTTTCATTTCGGGCAATACCTAATAACATGTCTAACTCAGCACGCTCACGACCGATACTGTCCGCAGCCTTTTTGTTTACATCAATTATAGCTTCAGACTGAGTAATAAGCTTAGAATTACGATTACTCCATTTTACAAGGCCGTAAATTAATGCAGTTATGCCGGCAGCCAATAAACCTATAGGATTTAATTTTGTGGTTGCCCATAATGCCTTTAATGATCTGTTCAATTCAGCTGAAGATCTACTTGCAAAAACATACTTCAAAGAAAGAATTGTCATCTGAGCAGATTCCTTTGCATACCATATAATAAGCTTTGCGGTGTCAGCAATTTGCATCCTCTTCCACATTACATTTGCTTTCAACCCGATGTTATAAGCTAAGATAAGAGCACTTATTTTGACAAGTGCTGGACCATATTTTGCAAAGAAGTCCAACACATCCGGTAGCACCTTTACTATGTATGTAACCAGATTAGTGCTTTTAAGTAGTGCAGGGTTAAGACGCTCTCCCAGTTCAAGCCTTGCATCTTTAAATGCCTTACGCTGCTTTTCAAGTCGAGCCATGAGATTGTTGTTTTTCACGTTGTACTCTTCTGTCAAAGAAGTGCCATCAGCAAATGCTTTGTTGGATATTTCCTGTGCTTGAGATATCTTATCAATATTAGTTGCAAGTGCAGACAACACACCCACTGCCCTGGCACCATCGAGTCCCATCTTCTTAAAAATCGGGATTAACTGTTGGAATCCACCTTTCTCAGACAGAGATTGAAGTACAGTTTTAATGGCTTCATTTGTATCGGTTTTAAGCAAGTCGTTAAATCTACCTACTTCTATACCGGCAATTTTAGCAAATTTAGCAGGCTCACTCATCATCTCAGTGATAAATTTCTGCAATGCAGTAGCACTCATTTCAACAGCTTGCCCGGATTGATCTAATGCAGATGCATATCCCAATATATCCTGCACTGAAATACCTGCCTGAGATGCAACACCACCAAGGCGTTGAGTAAAATTGACCAGGTATGCTTCATTCGCAGTACTGCTTTGTCCTAATTCGTTAATTGCTGAACCAACAGCAAGCATACGTTCACGCAGTTTCATGCTTCGCAACTCTTCGGTTGAAGTCTTGAAAACCTCTGTTATTTTCCCGATATTTCTTATAGCTCCATCGCCGAGATCTTCACTGAGTGCAACGTCAATTTGGTTGCCCGCTTCAACAAAGTCTAGCACTTCATCTTTTGCTACTATACCCAACTTTCCAGCATCACGAGCCAACATGTTAAGCTCTTCACGTGCCGTCCTGGTGTCCATCTTCTTAAACTCTTCATTGATCTCTACAACCACATCACGTGTAAGTCCTGTCGTTTTCTGAACATCAGCGTATGCATCGTCCATTTGCGCCATTTCTTCACTTGATTTTCTAAGAGCAAATGATAAGCCTGTTACGGATGCAACAGCTGCTGTAATTCCTGCAAAATATTTATTAAAACCGTTTGCAAGACGACTAATTTTACTTTCAGAAATCTTTGACTCAGTAGAGATCTTATTAAGCTCTCCGCGAACCTTACGTATATTGCTGTTAAGATCATTCCATTCTTTGCTCCCTCTTTTAATTTTACTTGAGTCAAGTTGCTTATTCATTGCTGTAATAGCATCTTTCAACTCCTTCGGTTTTGCAGTATTGAGATTGGCCAAGACATGATTTACGTCAATAGTTTGTTTTTGCAGCTCTCTCATTGATTTACGTGCAGCTCTTAAATCAGGCTCTAGCGTTTTCGCCAGGGCAAAATCACCTTTTTTACGCAAATCATCAATTGTGCGAGACAGCGTTTGAGCATGGACACGCATTTCATCCAGCTCTTTCTTAGCCTGTTCACCATTGAGTAAGGTGGTTAGAACTACTGTATTATTATTCATGTGATTCTTATTTTGGAACGAAAATAGAATCAATGAAAAAGAGATAAAAAGACAGTTGAGGCTACATCTCCTTCATCCTCTTAGTACAACCTATCATACAACTTTATAATTATATTTTCATCTGCTTTTTCTACAAGGACCAGATAATTTTGAGACAGGTAGCGTATTAGATCAGTATTGATATTTTTTGTTTTTAGTTTTATGCAGTTCATTTATATTCATTTTTTAAGGCAAGGATTTCGTAGCGACCTTTAATGTAAACGTATTTAAACATATCTGCATTTATCATAGATAGTATATTTTTCCTATTATTATACTCATTATACTGGCGAAGTAAGCCAAGGTATGAGTTTATGGTTGACACAGATTTTTTGATTTCATTGACATTTGAGGCTCTGTTTAATTTTTTAACCGCTTGTTTGAAGTTATTTATTGTTCTGCCTCCACAATACATTCTATATGTTTTAGCGATTGCTCCGGTAAACTGTACGCCTTTTGTGTAATGTTGTAAATAAAACTTATTCTCATTTATTGCTAACCCATATTTGGCAAGATGCTCTCTGATTGGCTGAATTACTGATAGTAGTTTTTCTTTGTTCTGATGGATTAGATAGATATCATCGACATAGCGTCCGTGATGCATAATACCAAGATCGTTTAAATACCAGTCGAGATCATTTAACAAGAAATTAGCGAAATGCTGTGCATATATATTGCCAATAGCAAGACCCAAGCCATCGCCATTAGTAAATAGAGATTTATTTTTCGGTAGATGATTCCATGATTCTGAAGGACTACGCATTTCGCAATCATTTTCCGGCTTGTGAAGAGTTATAACTTCACAGACATAGCGAAGATCTTCTATATCGCTACCCTTGTAATTTTGTACGATAAAGTTGTCAACCATTTCATGCATCATCTGCTTATTTATGCTCATGAAGAAGCCTTTAAGGTCGAGTTTCATAATATAGCAATCTTTCGTATAGCCTTCGCTGCATTCAATTATGTCATTGTACAGCATATCAACGCCGTATAGTACGCCTTTATTTTTGCGGCAGCTGAAGGATCTTTCTGATAATACTTCTTCGAACAAAGGCTCGAGGCGAAGAACAGCATAATGATGAACTATCCTATCTTCAAATGAAGCTGCAAATACCTCTCTGTGCCTTGGACGTGTAACAACAAAACAAATTGAAGTTGAGGGTTTGTAAACCCTTCTGTTGATCCTGCCAAGAAGGTTTATCAGGCTTGCTTCGTAGTTGACTTCATAGTCCAGTGCGCTCGCTGTTCTTCTTTTGCCCGAACGGCAGTTAAAATACGCTTGAAATATATCCTCTATTTTCATAAATGTTAGTAACAGATGCTGAGACCGGACGCACATTGATGCGATTCGTCGCCTTATTGTTCGCGTTCATGTTGCCGCTATTCAGGTTCAAGTTCCACGCGTTCGTCGCCGAATTCTCCTTTGCCATATTGATTTTCTTAACCTTAAATGAAGGTATATAGCCCATTTATTAAATTAACATTAGCCCTCTCGGTTAGCCGTGACCTTCCGATTCTCGCTTTATTGCTGAAATAAGTGAATTCTTCCAAGCCGTTGACTGCCTGCCTATAGATGTAGTTAACGCTGATATTGACGCAAACTTTTTAATGCTTATCCATTTACGCTCTGACGCAATACGAATGAGCGTTTTGAGCGTTTCAAACTTGGTTTGAAAACTAGTGAGATAATCAATCCTTGTTTTCAGGGACTTATTAATGTAAGCCCCTGAAATATCATTGAGAGCTTCAACTGAATACTCCTGCATTTTTGTTCCTATCGTAAACTTATAAGCTTTAGGAAAATCCACAGTGATGTTCAGTATCTCATCGAGAAGAGATCTACAATCTATATATATTTTCGTATTGCTTGATAACCCCATTTTTGATTGAAGCCCTGCGTTTAAACGCAGGGCAAAATAACTGTTAACAATTAACCGATAAATGCTGAGACCGGACGCACAAGGATGCGATGCGTCGCCTGACTGAACGCGTTCATGTAGCCGCTAGTCAGGAACAAGTACCACGCGGTCGTCGCCGAACCCTCCGTTGATGACCAGTAAGCGCCTTCCAAAAGCGGATTACTGCCGTTAATTAGAGTTAATGCATGATTTATTTTGTGCAGATTTGCGTATATCATCATAAGCTCGCCCATTGATGGTAGCCACCATTTGCCGGCTGTGAGGCCAGCGTTATTGGAATTAGGCCGGCTATATAAATTACAATATCCAGGGGCATACTCAACAGTATTCGTAATAGCCGCCTCTGTTGACGCAGCTACTTGAGATGCTGTGTTAGCCTTCCCTGTCCAATCGTTCAAAGCTAACACCCTGTCTGATGATGTGAAGCCACCGCCAGCGATTGCGGCACTACTCCAATATAGGGCTGCTGGTTGCGTTATGGATACGACAATATGTCGACCACCCTCAAAAACGCCAACCCCCGATGCTATTTCACCAGAATTTTGCAAAGCAGTCCATTTATGGAGCTTGCACATTAATGGATAATTATCAGACTTTCTGTGATAAACAATAAATATATTGTCAGTTACAGTGTTCAGATTTAAGTCTCCAAGAATTTCGGTTTCAATATCCGGTATAACGTTAGATAATTTAACTTTCTTCATTTGCATTCTTTTTTTGTCCGATTAATTCATCGGGATTTAACAATTTATTTATTATCTCTTATTAATTAATTACTGTTTAAACTCGTTTTTTATAATTAACGAGTGTCTGTAGCGCTTCTTAAAGGAGCGTCTGGATTAATGCTGTCTATTGGCACTAATTGCTTTTCAATTATCTATAATACTTTTACACCATTTCTATAAATTCCATCTCTTCTAACTTCCATTTGCCCAACTTCTATTTTTGTAGGTGTCACTCTTGAATACCATTCTACAACTGTGGGGTGATCGGTAGTACCACCATAAGAGTTGAATATGCTGACTTCATCACTTCTGATCTCAATTCGACTTGTCACAAATACAAAGGTGGTGCCGATATAAGTTGACCATTGGTGCGTAGCTGTCAAAATACCATTTAGCACTTCGAAATTGCCTATTTTTGCCCCATTTAAAGCTTCGAGATTACCTGTCTTTATATTAAGTGCCTGTATTTTCTCAGCTGTCACTAATGCAGCTTGAAGCCTTTCGATATAAGCATCCTGCATATATAAGAACTCTGCACTTTCAAGCAGTCTCCACTGTGAAGCAATCCATGAGCCCTTTGTTGCTTGATCTACATTGAGAGCATATACAGAATAACCCAATGCAGTACCGTCTTCTCTTTTAACAAAGGGTATGCCCGCCTCTGATATGTAGTAATCTGATGTATTGCTCCAATAGCCCATTGGAATGTAATTGGTTGACTTAGCCAGATCTATATTTACACGTGCAGTTACTCTCATATTCTAACATTTACTGTACAAGATGCATCAACGTATATAGATTGATGTTCCGCAATTTTCAATCCTGGTATTGTTATAGATGTATTTGTAATTGTGAATTCAGAGCTTATATCAGTACTATCACTATTCTTGTATACTTTTATCACAAATACGGTACCTGCAACTGGTGTTCCTGTACGTGAATTTAACAGTGTGAAATTGTATGCAACATCGTCCCCGGATGCTTGGCGGGCAGTAGTTCCCTTATCGCAAATAATTGTATATGGGTCTGTGCTATCCCATACCTGACGCTGCTCTTGAGCAACGACAGTATTATTTACATAAGCGCGACAAACAACCATCAACTCACTATCTATCATTGCTTTTGTAATAGAAAAAGTTGGTGTAGTGCCTTTTGAACGCAATACAGTACCGCCCTGATCTCTGAATTCAAACTCTACTCCAGTATTTACCTGAGCACCTGAGTTGTATAGAGCTGCAGTCATTGTAAGTTGCGTTTCATCGCCATCAATGACATCATCAGCCATGTTCAAAAACAAACGATATAGGTTTGATGAAGCCTCTTCAACAAGCACAGTGATTTCAGCAGCAACATTTACTGTTTGTCCGCTTGCAAACACAGTGCCTGTAAACGTAATAGTATCACTATCGTTATTTGTGTCTGAAGCTATATTACCTATCAAGCGTAATGCTTTACTACCGTTGTAATCGATTTGCTTTATTTTACCTGCAGCTAAATCGGGAGCAGTTGCAACACCTTGAGTATCAAATGCCATTGCTACACCGTTATACTTCCAGGCAACGTTGGCTGGCACCAATACACTTGCCTGCATAACTGAGTAGACACGTGGATAAACAGCTGGTCTATCACTATCATTCATTGTAGCCCAATTGGGAGAGTGGTCCTGCGTGCCTTTTTTAAATGTCTGATAAAGAGGTGCTGTAGCATTAAGAGTTGTATTTAGGTTGTCTCCATTCTGCAACAGATTTATACTTATTCCTCCTGATACTTCTGTACTAGCCATATTATTCAATTATTTCTGGTTCGGGTTCTGTAATGTCTGGATCTGTATCCGGTTCTGTTGAATCGGGATCTACTGCTTCTTCTACGGGTTCTTCCGGATCAGTAATTTCAGGATCTATTATTTCTTCTACAGGCTCCTCTACTGGCTCTTCAGGAGTAGTAGCTTCTGGATCTGTAGCCTCTGGTTCTGAAGAGTCAGGCTCAGAAGGTTCTACATACTCAACACCTCCAAGCGCTGAAACCCTCTCTTCAATTGTTAGAGATATCATCCTTATATCTTTTTCACTTAAGAGGAGATCTTCTCCATCTTCTGTTCTTAATGTAGAATCCAATCCTGCACGCACTGCGTGTTCTTTTTTTATTCTGTAATATTTTTCCATTATGCTCCGTATGTTTCAACAGTTAATACATTATCTAAATCATCTGTAAGAAGTGCCTCTTCACCTGCATCATCAACAGTTACAGCAGCAAAAGCTTCTCTACGCTTTAAATCAGGGTATATCTGCAAATCAACTGCAGTTAAATCAATAGAAGATACCGGTATCTTTACAGATGCTCCAGTCGCCACTTCTCTCTCAACCCCATTCTCGCTTATTATCCAATTAACCAGGAATGCAGCATCAACATCAACGTTTCCTAAAGTGTCTGTTATTATGACCGAGCAGTTGAGTTCTGTTGTCCCTGGCATTATTGGTAATTCAGGTATCCTTACTTCAGTTCTGAAGGAGTTGAATTTACGAATGAATGTAACCGTATCTGAAGCAATCAATTCTTCACCTTTCCAAGCCTCACATTTGATTTGTTCGTGATCTATATAGGTTTTATCGACTGTCAATGTTCTGCCATCTGCAGAAACAACATCGCCGTATAATTCATTTTCAATTGCATCTAAGCCAGCTGAGTTGAGCCATTTGAATATTATGCCTGTAAAATCTGTTACCTCTGTATTCCCTTTCTTGAGAGTAGCAGTAACAGTTGTAGTAGTGTTAGGATTTCTGTATGCATCGAAATATACAGCACCTCTTTGAGAAAGATTTAGTATATATTGAGGCTCTGCCTTCAACAACGTTCTGAGCGTTACACTGTCTTCACGCTCGTAAACTTTGTCGTTGCGGGGATCTACAAACTTCGTGATAGCCTTAACAACTACAGATGTACCTGAAGTAATGTTTTTTGTAACTTTTACAGCATCGGTACCAATCAGTTCGTAACCCGAAGTGGATGCTGTTATCAGTTCGCCATTCTCGTAAAAAAGAGTTGTAGGTGCAATTGTAATTTCACCATCAGGATTTAAAACTAAAACTATATGTTTTAAGAGCACAGGAGAAGCCGGTACTCCTTCACGATTTGGCGTATAGCTTACTCCATCAAAAAATTGAACAGCTGAGCCACCTGTTAACTGTAGTGTGCCTGACACCTGCAACGGTGTAAATTCTACTTGTATTTTATTTCCTGATAATCTCATACTTCTAGATAATTTGAAATTGTGTTTATACTTGAAGCAGGGTAAGTGGCCGTGCAGATGAATCTTACAGGATTAGTTTTAGTCCAGTTTACCCCCATATCTGCACTTGTTAATTCTAACAATCTACCGGTACCCTTTTCAATATTCCAGATAGTATCGGCTGTTTGATCTCCGCTCTCACGTGTCCAGCGCCACTGCTCATCAACAATGTCTATACTTACATTTGTATTACCTAGAAAAACAATTGGGGTGATAGTTGTCTTTACGCTGCCTGCGAAGAAAGCGTAACCATTACTGCTGTCGAATTCTATTCTGGCATCAGATCTGCCCTCTATCATGTACCAAGCGGACGACGTCCAGGATGGCTCCTCAGTCGTGCTCTCGGAAAAGCACCGCCAGCGGCATCCATGGTGCCAAACGTCATCAGTCCCGTTCTCATCATTGTTATAATATATCACACCAGCTTGCCATGGTCCCCTGTCATTGATTTCCCGGACAGGTACCCCCTGGTAATCTACCCTAATGATATCTTCAACCACCAATCCGGCTGCATAAATGTAAGGTATATCAGGCTTTGTAGGCAGATCTCCATACTTGCTTTTAAAGGATTGTGCGATATCGAATGAACCTACTATTGTCCCATTCAAAAACGTGGTGCAGCCATCCCAGATTTGCATGCCACCGGCATCAGAAGAGAGCACGACGAATCGCTGGCGCTCGCGGTGATCCTCTCCACTGTAACCACATCGTGCTACCCGCATGAATGGTTGGGGTGGCATGTTATACGGAGTTGGTATGTCAGTATCGAGAGCAAGTGTTGCCTTGATAAATGTCTGCGCAACCTCGGTAACGATCATGTATGATGTGGAAAATCCACCGCTGTGCCTGAAGATTCCTCGAATCAAATCACCGGCAATAAACATGATGCCTTCACCTTCTTCCAATTTCATGTTTAGCTGATAGACACGATCGGCCAGCTGCTCAACAGATGCAATAAGGCCGGTATCCCCAAGGATTGTCTCCTTGCCGATATAGGTCAAGAGGTTGCTTCGGATCTCCGGGACGTCCAGGAATGCCCGAAGTAACAGGGATGTCGCCTCTATATTGCCATGCTTATCAATCCTTGCCCCTTTGCCTGCAAACATACCGGCAACAAATTCCCCAAATTCAGCACCTGCAAGAAGTCTGATATACCCTAATGCAGAATCATCATTAAGGCGTGATAAATATTTTTCGTCAGTATTACCCTGTTTTCGGAGAATTTCAGCAACTTTCTTTCCTAATAGACCAACTCTGACATTTGTATTATGCCCAATTTTAGTCTCATTGGAAATTAAATCGCTATGCTGTTCAAGAGCAATTAAAAGTTCCTCAAAAGTCATTCTTCTTTTATTTTTTATCAAAAATAGAAACTGATCAACTATCTAAAAAAGACAATAAAAAAAGCGGTGTGCATCACTGCAGACCGCTCAAATCATTCAATACGTACAAATTTAAAAAGAAGGTTTATTTTTCCGTGCTGCGTAAAATATAAGAAATACTCCTCAGATAATCCTGTCCTGTGAGTTCCACCATCGTTTCTTGTAATCTTCGCTGACTATACCAATATTTTTTTGCTCGCCATGGCTTCGGAGTCCTGTTTGGATTTGAAACCCTGTTTTGACCACCGCTCTCTTTTGTTCCAGGGAAAACGCCACCATCTAAATACATTCCGTAATGCTCAAACATGTGTGAGATCTTCGCTGTATTTCCACCTGCCTGTCTCATTAACGAAACAGTAAAACTTCTACGAAGTGCACCGGAAGAATATCGTGGTGATCCATCAGGTTTCTCTGATACACCTACCATTTCAGCATTCATTCTTTCTATCCAGTACTCAACCATAAGCTCAGACCAGTTATCAAGATATTGCTCACGCTGTATGTCTATTTGTCCGTCAGCCATTCTTCACTCTTGTAAGATAGGTCAGTTGGAATATTTATTGGAACATGAAAAAAGAGGCCTGTACAATCATTGGCGAATATACCTGGTATTTCGTTATAGGGTATCTTGTCAGTTACCAGATATATCATACTTTGCTGAAGTTTCGATTTATCTTTTAGAAGCTTTTTAAGCACGTTGTTATAAATCTGTTTGCACTCTGCCAATGCTGCAATTTTCGAATTCATATCATTCAACCGATACTGTTTTAATATATATATAACAACAGATCGCCTATCCATGTAACCCCCACCGGATTGGAATGTATAACCATCTTCACTGTCATCGACTGCAAAAAAAGCTTTATGAAACCTGAAGTTATCGAGAACCTCTTCCATGTTTTGCATTGAAGTAATTCTGCTGTAAGTATAATTACCCTCAACAGTCAGTTTCATCTTGTCACGAATTTCCTTCTCAAAATATAAATGTGCGTCAAATTGTATCATTTTTTCATTTTGCTTTTCATTACATTATATTCATGCGCTTTAGCATCGAGCTCTGCGAGTGCTGCCCAGGTCTCAACAGAATAGATCTTTTCAATCTTAGTAACGTCACCATCGCTCAAGGCTCTCATCATTTGCTCAATTTGTTTTCTCATATTCGGAGGAGTGGGTGTATCACCTTCTCCGGTCTCCATCTCCACAAAATAGTTTGGAAAATTCTTTTTCAGAACTTTTTTGAGTCCGCTGAACCATAAGAAAGTTGTATAACGTACATGAAATGGAAGTTTTGCAAATTTCTTAGATCTCTTTTCAGTCAGCGAATCGTTAAACTCACCTTTTAAATAGAAGCTGGCACAAAGCATATCCAAGAAAACGGGGTTTTTCTTGAAAATAAACGCCTGGTAATAATTGTCACATGCCAGATATTGAGATAATGGAGCATTTCTTAATCTGACATCTGATCTCGCTGCACCGCCCATTTTGCTAAGTGGTATTATTTCATCAATCCCGGAAGTCAAAAATTTAAATTGTTTTGAAAATGAAAGCACTTCTTGAGGTTCCAATAAGAAAAGGTTTTTTCCGTTCTTAAATATGACTCCTGCATCATCCTGATTTTTTAATTTAATATTTGAGAACCTTACAAATGCATAGGTCCATATTTCTTCAGCAGTAAGGTTGCCTGTAGATAAGAGCCAGGAAGCATATAATAGCTGCTTTTCATTTAACTCAATCCAACTCTTTGGTGCTGTCAGTTCTATTGTTTTTTCAATCATAAGAAAAAATAAGTTGCATCATCCTGTTGATTCTGATACCTCTCTGAAATTTTAATTTTATACTCTTCGCTTTCTTTATACGAAGGAAAACTATCAATATTAGTCACCATACGATTGACAATATATTTTAGCTGCTCTTCGGCCTTGAAAGAATTATTGCGAATATAAAGAGCGACAATTATTTTCAGATTGTCTATCAATTTACGTTCTTCACCAGTCAAAGTTCCGAGTCTGCGTTTATTTATCAGATCATCAAGATAAACCCTGCTTATGTATGATGAGATCTCCTGGTACTGAAATCCCGTAATCATACTTCTCATTCTCTGCAGATCCTTGTATGGTATGTTGTGTTTAATCGCATCAGCAACATTTGCAACTGATTCAACACTGTCACCGCAATATTGTAGAAATTCAATTCCGCTCCAATATATTAAATCAGTAAGGTTTTCAAATCGTGAAGACAATCTCCATTTGTCCAGGTAATTAGTTTTTGCTTCAATACAGACTATTAAATTATCTACATGAAAGTAAAGTCTTTCCTGAACGTGTTTCAACAATCGCTCAACTCTCTCCTTACTTGCCGGTGCCTGGTTAGAATTATTTACAACCGCAAATCCGTTCGAAGTCTGAATTACATCAAGAAAAGGGATCGCAGTTGAATAAGCCTTCAAACATATTATTGAATCCACTACTTTTTTTGCTTCCGAATTAGCATCTTCAGCTTCGATATCCGATAAAAGATCCCTTCCAAAGAATTCCTGCTCAGTCCAGATTTTAGCTTCCTCGATAAAAGGAGCTATGTCTTCAAAATGAGTCCCTCTTGCGGTTGGAATATATTTTACAAAATCATCAATATTAGCTATCATATCAAAATTCATTTTTCACATTAAAGCTAGGACACGCTTTTGCAGCGAATTCATTATGCCCGTGAACTGTTGCTCCCGGATATTTATTCTGCAGTTCTGCAACTAATTCTTTGAGAGCAATTCGCTGTTCCGGAGTTCTCGTATCTTTAGGCTGAAATTTATTGTCCACGCCTCCGATATAGCAGATACCAATACTCTTAGCATTGTGTCCAACTGTATGAGCACCTGCTTTCAACTCATTCCTGCCCTTGTGAATTGTGCCATTTAGATATATCACGTAATGATATCCAATTTCAGAAAATTTTCTTTCTCTGTGCCATCTGTCGATATCTCTCACTGATACTTGTCTGCCCTCAGGAGTGGCAGAGCAATGAATTATTATTTTATTTATCTCTCTCATAGTCTATAGGTATATTTATTCGCGGTCTTTTTTTGCGTAATGCACAATCTACCACAATACATTCGTAACTTTTCAATTCTTCAATATCATGAGTGTTTTGATCAACTATCTTTTTCAATTCACTCATTTCACTCTTCAGAATCACCTTGTCTTCTCTCAAATCTTTAATTGTTTCCTGATATACTCCCTGCCATTCTTTCATTGCAGAAGCTTCAGCGCTTTTCTTTGCATACTTGGCAGTACCCAATGTCAGTAGTCCGCCACCGGCTATGAATGTAAACATAGCCTCCCAGTTCTGTTGTAAAAAATCAATCATGCTGATCAGTACCGTCATCTCTAAGTGTATTTTCAGTTGCATCTTTTCCCTTATCAAGCGTTGTAAGGGTTACCACGGGAATATCATACTTGAAATCATCCCAACCGTTATATTTTTTGATTATGAATAATGGTTCAAGCATTATATCCTGATACGCTTTCTCAAGCGATTGTTTCATTGTAAACAACTCTCTTTGCACACTTCCTGAAAAACTTCCTTTACCTTTACCCGGAGCTGCCCCAACCATAGATGGGTGAATGTTGTCGGCATAACAAATCATATTTGACGCTTCTTCTGAATCTTCAATCCAATCGCCTCCCTCTTTGCCGGCATCAACATTATTAATTCTTACATAAGCAGTCTCCTTTCCATTTGGATCAACATAAAAGCCGGAGATCCACATTTTACCACTGTTTTCAATCCCGGTTAAAAACTTTTTTATATTCTCTTTCTCTTTGTTACAGCGTTCAATTCTGAGTTTTGGATCAGTGATTCCCTCTTGATTACACAGGTCGTCCCAAAACAAACGGTTAATCTCAACATGATATTTAAATGAAGATCCGTTCTTCATTTTAGCTTTTTTAGCCTTAGGAATTAGGCGTTTGATATCAAACCATCCGCTTAAAAACATACTGTACCAGTAAGCAAATGGATAGTAACCAGTGCCTGGGGTTGGAAACATGTTCACAACAGCAAACTTTCTTGTTTCTGTTGGTGTTTGCACCTTCCCTTCATCATTAGGAGTCTTACCCATTCGCACCATAAGATCATAATAAGGGTTATTCATATCAAGCAATTCGATCACTTCGATATCTTTTTCCTTTGGCTCATCACTCCAGTTTGCATAAAATATGTGATCAATCTTTCCTGTTTTAGGGTTAGTTTGTTCAAAACGAGTATGAGCGGCTTCTTTATGTCTTAAGCGAACAATATTTTTGCCGTCGTTTGATAAAATGATAACTGATACAGAAAAAAAGAAGTATTTCATATCAGTTACCTGTTCAAGATGATATTTTGACAATCGGTTAAAATCGAAGAATTCAATAATCTTAGAATCTGTTATTTCGTCACCATTATTTTTCATGATTTTAATTCCACTTCCATATCCAACCAGAGTGTTGAATAATTTATTCTGAGAAAGAACCTCATCATGTCTTGCACTGGCAATGATAGAATAGGGCAGAGTGTTACTTTCACCCCATGGCATATAACCTCTATATTTATTCTTTTTGTCACCTGGTATCACAACCGGTGCTTTCCCCATCTCATCAAACAACTCTGAACTCTCGCTTTGTTCTGTCAACAGAGCAGATACATCATTAGATATATCCATTGTTTCAAACCCGCTAAAATACTTTACTTTATCTTCCATTACATAAAAACTTCCATTCCGTTAATTTCAAATATTGCCACCATTCGCACTTTCCGAAATTGATTAGACGTTAAAAACTTTAAGTTCACAGTATTGCCTTTGAAGTGAGAGCTGGTACAAATAACATTGTTTGCATGAACAATGGTGCCATCCCTTTTCCAAAACTTCAGGTCCAGTGCATCACCGCTTCGTAGCATCTCACGTGCTGTATTAATATGTATCGCTGCCGCCATATTTAATTTCTTTACTCAAAAATATAAATAGAGATAACAGTTAAAAAAGACAACAAAAAACGGCCTGCATCACTGCAGACCGTTCCTTAGGTTAATCATAAAAAGTCAAAGTCTCAAAAAATCAATCATCAATCATCAAAACCCGTTATCGTGCCACTTTTATAATAGTATTTTGGCTCTACAGTATCATCTAAAGAATCTTTAATCGAAATCAAAAGAACAGATTCCATATCAACTGCCACATCATTATAAGCATTCATGATGCTACAGTACATTTTTATATTATCCAGGAAGTTGATCAACATTTTACCTTTGTACAGATCCCACATCTCTTCCAACATAGTGACATGGTAATTACTTGCATCAACTATTAAGTATTTTGCCTCAATAAACTTATTAATGATAGTAACTATTCTGCCGGCATCAGCTTTACCAACTCTTTTCAATTCTCTTCTTTTTCTACGTGCTACGCTCATAATTATTAATTTAATGGAAAGTATAATCAAATGTATCGTCAAATATTCTTTTTATGTCAATCTTGCCTGCACCGTACAGATTTGGCCTGCTGAGCTGGTATTTAAAGTCAAACGAAATCAATTCATCAGGTGCATTAGATCTTACAACCGTTGCATCAGTAATTGTTACCGGTACCAGGTCACTTAATATCTTCAGGAAAACTTCATTACTCACAAATAGATCTTCAGCCCATTGCCCATGATTTACACTTAATACCCCGGTATTCGCTTCAAATTTTTTAATCTCTTTTGTTCTAAATCTGAATAGCATATCACGAATGTACCCTGTTGAGTCCTCATATTCATTTTGTCTTTCAACCAGACCTTTTGGCACAAAACTTTCCCGGCAACCAAACGCGTTTCTAAATATAAGCTCAGGTTCTTCATTTCTCTCATCACTATCAAGGTAATATATCATCATCCTGTTACCTGCTTTTATTATATACCTGCTTATGAGTTCAGGTGAAGCGAGAATACGTTCAGGTGATACATCAATTTCAACAATCTGATTAATATCTGCAATGTTGCGAATAACAGTAGGTCCAACTCTAATACCATCTTTCGATACTGTTTCCAACGTAACATCAACTGCTGCAGTGGTATATAATGAAAGTATCTCTATTTGCCAGGCATGAGTTAATTTCCAACCGCTTAGTAGTGTGAGAAAATTATTAGTTGTAAAATTAGAAGTTGTAGTATCAATTCTCTTCTCTCCAAGAATCGCTCTAAAAGATTTAGTAGCGCTGGTATTACCATCTGTAAAATTAAGTGTGTAAGCTGCTGATAGTCCTGGTATCTCTCCAAGATCCGAAGCAATGACTTTTCCCAGGTCACGAATCCAAACTCTTCCTTTATTATTTGCCCAATATTTTTCTGTAAGAATTACATCAGCCCCTTTGTTCAGTGTAAAAGTAAGCGAGTCATAGCAGTTTACTTCAATGTCCGGAATCATTGAAGTAAAATATAGTGAATCTAAAATTGTGACTATTTGTATCATAACTTAAATCGCTTTCTCCGTTTTGCTATAATTAAAATGCATGAAACTAATATTACTGCACCCGTAAGTATTACCCATCCCCATTCACTACCTTGAATTGGCCTACTGTCTGCTTTCGAGTGTACTGTTTCATTTATAATTGTAGAGCTGCTATCTCTCTCTGCAACGTCCTGTTCTTTTTCATTCATGGAAACAGCTCGTGCAGTTCGCTCTTCTGTAGCCATGTCGCTTCGTTGTCTGTCCCCCCACGCTTCAGATATGCTTCGTATTGCTCCTGTTGAGTCGAATTCAGTAACTCTGATGTAGGATTTATCAATTTCAAATCCGCTTCGTTCTGACGTTTCAACTCCTCTAACTTCAAGTCGAGTAACATCTTTGATTTGTTCATTTCGCTCATAAACTCTATTAGTTGTCTCTCCTCGCTGGACATCTTTTTGAGTGCGGCACCCACCAAGAAATATAACAGCAAACAAAGCCCACCAACAAATAACACGAAAGCTAACAGCATTTTCAACTCCATACTTCATCCTTTTTTCTTCAAATATAAAACTGTTGACTAAGTGCAAAAAAGACATAAAAAAACGGCCCGCATTTCTGAAGGCCGTTCTTTTAATAATTAAAGTTTTATAGAGTCTCTGAGACAACAGAATTACTAGAAGCTACTCCGCAGATCGCTCCTTTATCGTTGTAAAAAAGTATTTGCCCTGTTCCAGTAGCAACTTTAATCTCCTTAGCCTGAATTGAGCAAATTGACCCCTTTTCTAAATTATAAATATAAAAAGTTCTCATAACATTAAACTATTTAGTGATTAATAAACTATTTTTTCAAATATAGTTAATATTCTCCGATAATCTTTGAATTATCACCTCCCGATATCAGCCATTTAGGATATCCACCATCAAAAACGATTTTATAACCACGTGTGGCCAGGAATGCACTCACTTCATCAGGAGTAAATTCACCAGCATCTTTCAAATCATCTGCAATTTCTTGAGAACTTTTCATTATTACATTTTCACCTTCTGTAGCAGGCGGATATTCTCCGGCCCATCTGCTTAATATTACAATTTTCCAATCAACTTGATCATTATTCATTAAAGCCTCCTTTCTTATTTGGTACTGTTATTTGACACTCTTTAATAGAAGAAAATAAATCTCGTATCTCGTAAAAGAATACTAAAGCTTCTTTTCGCTCGTATTCAGTAGTCCATTCAGATTCAGAAGCTAATGCAGCAAGCTTTATACTTCTATCTGCAATTCCAATACATTCATCAATGCTATAAATACTTATTAGCTTGAATAGTGGTTCAACATTCATCAATACATTCCTGTAAGGATTATTCACCAGGATGGGAGATCTATCTTTATTATCCATGATTAAAATCTCCTTTCTGTATCAATAGTAAAACGTATGAAAGCTTCGCCGGTCCAGCAGGAAATTGCATTATACCGGTACTTTTTCTCGATTAACAACCTTACTGGCGTCTGTTCATCCTCCTTGTCAATAGCTTCAAGGAGCTTTAAGAGTTTGCTTTTGAAATCTCCGAGAGTGGAGTTACTCATCTTTTCGCGAAATAGTTTTGGAGTAATTTCGCTGATCTGATTTAATTCGGGCATCACTGCCGTAGAAAGGTTACTCATAATTACGAATATTTTTAGCATTTAAAAAAAGAACGGTTTCGCTACCCGTTGCTAAAGTCTTTCGTAAAAGGCTTGCATGAACCATTACAATACATGCACGGGGCGAAACCGCCATAAATTTTATGGAATGGACATAAAAAAAGCCAGATTTATCCGGCAACATCCATTGCCTTTTACGAATTGAAAAACTTTAGCACTGCAAATATGGTGAATTAATTTGAATCGACAATTGAAAAATCAAATTATTATATATGTTACAAAACACATATATAGTAATTGCCAAATCTTATACATGTTTCAGACTATCGCTTACCTTATTCTAATATAATAGGAGCTTATTAGAACAAAGTAATGGGCAGGTAAGAGCCAGGTATGGCCAAAAAAAGAACCTGCATTGTCCAAATGAACAATGCAGGTCTCATAATAAAACAGTGTATAATTATAAATAAGTGCTTTTAAAAAACTCTTTTTCAGGAAAGCTTTTTTGCTCCTCTTCGCTCAGATCAAAGAAGCCTTCCATTATCCATTTAAGATCATCCTCCATTTTGTGCATATCTGCCCTGGTTGCTCTCATTGTTTGTTCATCATCGGCACGCATGGAGATGTTTTTTATTTTTTCTATATCTCGTTTCAAGATGTTTTCTTTAACTAAATACTTATCCCTGAAGTGATAATAATTCTGGAGTTTTTCAGAAAAAGATGAAACACCCCTTTTGTCATAATAATTATATAATTGCTTGAAAGTCTTAGTTTTAAGTTTATCTATAAGCTCATTCTCAGCCAATAATTCAGCGTGTTTGTCAGCCTCTTGTTTTATTTTTTTCGAGATAGCCTCCATTTTATTTAATTTCTCTCTAAAATCGATCTGCTGAATTTTATACTTCAAGGCTCCGGAGTCAGTTTCTTTCAGGAATTCTTTATTAATGAAATAATTTCTAAAATTGTTATTTTCAATTTCTTCCATAAGAACTTTCACTGCCCTCCATCTTTGTTTTTCTTCATCAGTATAATCAGCATAATTTTCTTTATTATCTACATTGAGAGCCTCTTCAAGTTCTTCGTAGTCTAAATCTTTGTAAAGATCATAATACTGATCAAAATAATTGTTGTACATTTTCACTGGTTCAGGTTGTATTGCTTTTTCATTAAGAATAGTATCTACAGCATCTGCAATAGATGGCACAGTTTTCCCAAACTCATCATAATCAAGGTCAGCATCAGAAACAATATTTCTTTTATCTCCCGGTATAAATATACCTGCATTTTCATAATAATCGAAAGTCCTTTTCGGATCTTCGGGTTTCTTTTCCGGCACCTTTGAAACCTGTACAGATATAACAATAATTACAATAATTATTAAAATGATTATTACAACTATCCATTCAGCCATGGTATTAAATTTAAATGATTTGTCTTCGTATTCTTTTGTCGTATAACTCGTCAAGTTTCTTTACATGTTCTTTTTTATCGAATGAGAAACCAAGTTCGATGCTTTTTTCTTTCTTCTCACCTTCACTATAATCCCAAAGCAGCAAGTCAAGAACATTATATTCACGAAAATATCTAAATACTAGAGTTGAAGAAGGCATCGTGTTTAAAGTACGTCCGTAATACTCTTCATCTATTTTATGAAAAGTATATTTACCTATAACTAAATCTGCCATATCTCCTAATTTTTAGTTAGTTTATCAGGCCTCCTACCAAGGCTTTCCATTGCACGCTCAAAACAAACATTTAAATCTGTTTTGTTTTCCTTGTCTTCAAAGTAAAAGTTAACTCCAACAGCTTTTGCAACTTGTAAGAAAGTGTCAAGTGTAGGTTTATACTTAAGTGCAAATATTCGGCTAACATTTGATTGAATTAACCCTGATCTTTGAGCAATTATTTCCTGTGTTATACCCTTTTCAGTTGCTATTTCTTTCAACATTAATACAAATAATTGCCATTCATAATTATCTTTTCTCATATCGTTTGCTCATTGAATTATAAAAAAAAGGCAGTTTACCGACATGCCCTGGTCAAAAGATCACTTCACCAAATAATAATCACCTTTTTTAAGGAAATCTGCCCAGTCATTGCCTGTCCAATACTCAGCATCATCAAATTCTTCAACACTCATTTCTGTAGTTCTGTAAATTGTGTCATCCATTATGATCAAGTAGGTTAAAGTAGCTGTTTCAGCGTTGATTTTAAATTCTCTTCCTGAATCTGTAGTTAGTGTTCTCATTGTTATAATGCCGCTTATCCGTTGCCGCCGGTTCTATTGATTATTAAGTCCTACAAATATATATCATAAATGATATAAAACCAAACAAAAGGCATGTTATTTTATATGTTGTAAAACATATATCTAAAAATGTCCCATCCGCTCTTTGCGTTTCTTTGCTACTTTCTTTGCGCGTAACCCAAAGAAAGTAGACGACGCAAAAAAGGATCCCCGGGCAGTTAGCCCGGAATCCCTTTTTAGTAAAAAAATATTGATTAAATTATGCCTTCATCCGCAAAACTGAAATAGTTTTCTTCTGTTACTATGATATGATCTAAAACAAAAATATCCATCCACCTGCCTGCTTCTCTCAACTTCTTAGTTATATTTGTGTCCTGTGGGCTTGGTCGTAAATTTCCGCTCGGGTGATTATGAAATAAGAAAATCCCTGTAGCTAAATTTTCGATAGCATATTTTAAAATTATTCTAATGTCTACCACTGTGCCAGAAATACCGCCCTGACTTATTTTTGCATAACCTAAAGAATTGTTTCCTCTGTCAACTAATAAAACAAATGTGCTTTCATAAACTCCAATGTCACCACGCCAGAAATTTAGCGCATAATTATATGCCTGTCGGCTATTAGTGATTTTAACACGGTCAAACTCTCTTCTTTCACCTGTGATTTTGTATTCAATAGCTTTTTCTTTAACCTCTAAAACATTTGTTTTCATTCTAATGATGCCGTATTGTTACTGTTGCCGCCAGTTTTAATGAATTATCTTACTATAAAGATATATCATTTATGATATATATCCTAATATATTTGTATGTTTTATAGCATAAATATCACTATTTCAAACCGTTGTGAATAAAATGATTACCATTAAAAAAGAGCTATTTTGTTTTATAAATGTTTAAATCGTCCGCCTTTGGTAAACTTAACTTCCTATAAATAACCGCTGTATGTTAAAATAACCGCACTTTTGTGCGGTTATTGTCTGGGGGCTCCCTCCCGTGCCCTGCTTTGAGTTTTTGTTAAAAGATTTCGTTTTTTTACCTTATATGATAGCACGCTTTGCCCTGCCCGAGCCGTGCGGGCGGTAAAAACCAACGTACTATCGAAAATTTAAAAAGGTAATTACTAAACGAAAGTGCTGGTAAGGTTGTAGGATGTAATGATTTGTGGAAACTTAGTGCAGCCGATATATAGTGTGTCGAATGCATCTGTGCCGTCGGTACGATATTCAAGGCGGTCCTCTTCAGTCTCTGCAAGCTTCTCTCCACGCTTATCTTTCTTGAAGCCTTTAGCACCTTTATATACTCCGGTTGTTTCCATAGCAAGAATCAACTCTTCATTGTTATTGCTGTTAAGCATAGGTATTAGTCCTGACTTCCCACTGAAGCCTTCAGATATAAGCAGCCATTTCTCCATGTGTCGCATGGGGTTACCAATGTGCACTGATCTTATTTTCCAACCATTCTTTCTAAACTCATTTTCTACAACTGATTTAAAGTCTTCATCATTCACTGCATAGTTGGATCCAAGAGCTGTGCCATCATAATAAAATATAACAGTTTTATCTTTGTGGTGCCGGTAGTATTTGCAGAAGTCTTGCACGACCTCTCTGAGTTTGCGTTCATACTTAACATAGAATGATTTAAGGACTCTCAGCGTGCGTCCCTGTGGTTGCCCTGCTACTATCCAGTTGATGTTGGCATTGTAGTCCATTCCAATACAGATAGGTGCATTAGGGTTAACATCTGAGTCCTGCAACGAAGACTCATCAGATATTTTATCAAACTTATATTCAAGGCTGTCAAGATAACTGTTATTGTTTGCCACATAATAGTTAACATGTTCACGCATGTTGTTATAGAACCCATCTTTCATAATACCCACACGTTGACATAAGATGGAAGTTTGAAATACAAGTGGTGGAAGATCTCGCTTCATTTGCTTAATATAACTCTCTCCTAACACCTCGAGATTCTCAATGGATGAAAACTCTTTATAATAAACACAGATAGATCTTAGCTCCGCTAAATCCTTGTACATCTTCTTTAAGTAATACTTAAGATATGCCGGTACCTCTTTACCCCCTTTTTGTATTTCTTTAATCCTATCCTTTGTTTTCCATATTTCAAATACCACGCCTTGGATAGTTTGAATGAGTTCAGGATCACTTTTGTCCTGGTAACGGAGAAACCATGAACCTTTCTTTGTAGTTGGCATATCAGAAATTATAAGAAGCGAGTGGTGATAGCTTCTGTTGCCGAAATAACCTTTGTAACCGCCATTGGCCGGGAATGTCTCATCTTTAAGTTTTTCGTAATCAAGAAATTTTGATTCATCGCAAATAAGATAGTCAAGTGTAAGTGAATTGGATGTTCCTGGTCTATCCTGTGAAATTATATAGATAATAGATCCATTGTAGAATGATATTACATATTTATATTCAGCAGGTTCAATCCTGGGCCTGCCAAACCCTGCAACCTTAGGAGGTTTACGTCCAATGAAATAATGAATATCTCTTTTATAACCCCACGATTCAAGCGCTGCAAGTGTCCCGGGAATAGTGTTTGTTAATGCTCTTTTATAAGTACTGGCCACGAATGCACCGGAGGAGCCTGGCATACGCTGAACGTTACGTAATAGGAAAGGAGCTGCTACACCGTGAGTTTTACCAATACGTCTCCCACCTACGAAAACAACGGTGTGAGCTCCGGTATACATGACTTCCTGTTGTGGCGGATTAAAGTATATTTTTTTCTTGTTCATTTGCAAAATACTCCTCTTCATTAAAATCAACTTCTTCAAATGTGATGTCTTCAGCAATATCTGCGATATATCGTTTTTTCATGCTGGCAATCTTTTCTCTGATATTAGGTACTGGTTTAATCCCAATTACTGTTGGATCTGAAGTTGGTTCGAATGGTTGTGGTACTATTTCATCGTAAGGTATCTTAATTGCATCTTCCTGGTCAATCTTATTATATTTAGCGTAATGGCCTGCAGCTGCTGCCATACCACGGCCATCTTTTTTCCTTTCAGCCATCTCGTAGGCTTTTTCAATCATATGGTTAAAGCGGAAGCGGTGAAATTCTTTAGTCGTTTCCTGAAAATCGCCCAACAGAATTTTGAGGATCTGAATGTCTTCATAGGCTGCAGTTCTTTCTACTCCGGAGTATTTCATTATGAAATCTCTTATCTCAGCTTCTTTTTTGAGTGGATATTTATTCCACAAATTAAATGCTGCACGTAAGCGTATAATACGGTCAACTGCCTGTTGAGAAAGGTTGTTATTTTTAAGCTTTTCAACATCATCAAATAGGTGTACTCTGCAGAGTTCAAGAGTTTGCGGTTTAACCATTTTCAGAAGTCTTCTGTTCAATTATATAATCAGCTACATTTTCAACAGCGAGCGGTGATCCTGCTTTAGCAAGTTCAACCTCCTGTTTTCTGATTGCGGCAATAGTTTGAGCCTGACCGAGATAATACGCTCTTGATGCTTCAGATGTGCGGTCAGAAATAACCTCACGTAGTATCAACTCATCAACATCAAGCAATATTGATATTGTTTCAATTGGCAGTAGATCTGCTGCTAATTCTTTTAATTTTTCAATATTCATAATTTTACTGCCTTGGATTTCATATCACAAATTGCTTTTTCGAATAAATAATATATTTGACAGTCTGTTGTTATCACATGAGATTCTTTTCGATTCCCGCGTGTTTGATTTTGGCTTGTACAAATTGAAACACGTGGATCAGAATCGAAAATTATTACCTTACCATGGTTATTTGTTAAGTACACATTGTCAAATGTGTTCTTAAGAAATAGATTTAATTTCTGAACTTTCGCAGCTGCTTTAGTATCAAGAAATAGATTTATTTCATTTATAAAGAATTGCTCACGGAATCGATATATCTTCCTGGTAAATTCTTCAGATATTGAAAATGATGTCATTGTCAACTCTTTGCAATATGGAAGTTGTGATAAAATCACCTCAATTATATCAAAGAGTTGAAATTTATCAGTATAAAAAGCCTGTAAAGGATTTTCCAATACAGGCTTTATTTCCATTTTGGCAGTTTTAAACATTCAATCCCAGTTCTTTATATTCTGCCAACTGTTCATCGGATATACCGGAGCCTGTTCTTACAAGGTAATCAAGCCTTTCCTGCATTTTAGAAATGAGTTCTTTTTTTGGATCACCTTCAAGAGTCTGAGCTTTCTTTTTGTTAGTTGAAAGATACTTTCTTGCGGTTGATACTTTTTTAGGATCTGCCGGTACCAATTCACCATCATCTTCAGATTCCTTTTCAGGATCCTTTTTCTCTTCTTCTGTTTGAGTAAATGCATCTAAAGAATCACCCGGTTTGTATGAATCATATAACTCCCAATTTTTTCGCAGTTTGGAGTCAAATGTCAACAGTTCGGAAAGATAAGGGAAACGATCGCACGGTGAATTATCCACCATTAACTTGAGTTGCTCATGAAGCTTTCTCATTCTTCTGAGAATGTTGAAATTTTCAAGATAAAGAGCTTTGACTTCGTCAGGTAATTCTTCGTGATCTTCACGTTTACCTTTCGTAACCTTTTCATCAATATCTTCATCACTGTTGATCTCCGGAGTCTTTTCAATAACTTCAGCGACCTTTGTTTCCATTTCAGGGGCCTCTTTGATAATGTGAGTACGCATTCGTGAATCATAATGTTTTTGGAGCTCATAGAGCGCCTTATCTACCGCATTGCGACGAATAAGGTTGTGATACATTATTTTATTCCGGTTGATTTTAAGAAGCAGAAGAGCTGCCTTTTCAATATCGACCTCCTCTTTTGGAAGATCAAGCATTTTTTTAATTTCGTCAGTAAGATTTTTCATTTCATTTTTATTCAAAAGTTATACTACAATTGTGAGTACCGAAGGTAATTCATACGTAATTACCTATAAAAGACAAAAGGCGGCTCCATAATTGAAGTCGCCTTTTTGAATGAGCATATAATTAAAGCAAGAGAGTTTAACTTACGGTACTACCGGATCAGGATTAATTATTCCGTCAGCAGTTACAATTTCACCGGTATAAAATGGTGCCGGCATACTGTCAGTTACAGTAACCTCGATAGTAGTCCCCATTTCGTCAGTTGCACCTGCTCCAAGAGCTTGAGTCGGAGTAGTCTCAGTCTGATACATTTCGTTACCAAGCACACGGTATTTACCAGGCTTAGTTTGAATAATGTAGACATAGTCATCATTGTTTGCCAGGGCGCAAAATGCAGCTGCATCCTCTTCAACTCCAGGATGAACAAATGTGGCTCTGTTCAGGAATGATTTAGAGGGTTTAACGCCTTGATTTTCCACAACCACGGGTGATCTGTCAACCAGAACATTCAACACATTCCACTTAGCCGTTTCAGCAAGCACGAAAGAACCCTGAAGTGTTGCAATCTCCCCCATGCTTGTTACATATTCAAGCACTCTGTCAGGAAACTTAACAATGTCCCTTTTTGCAATTACGTAAACTTCCCGGCGAATGCCTGGGAGATTTACGGCACCCTCACACCATTCAAGTGACTGAGGGGTTAATCCAGTACAATCTTTTGCCATATCTTATCCTCCTACTGGTTCAGTGAATAATTTTCCAACAAGTAACCTTTCGGGAGAAATTGATTCAAATTGAGTCCCGAAGAACATAGCAGCAACAAAGTCCAATAAGAAAGGAGAGTGTTTTTCAACAGTGATCTTCTCTAAATCAGACTGCTGGTCAACTCCTACCAACATATTCTTTTTAGGAGTTAGATGTAAGAACTCAGAACCTTTCTTGTTAGGAAGAGCTACAAGTTCGCACTGGTCATCTGATCCTTCAAGGAATGTTTTCTTGAATTCCTTGTTATAAGGAACGGCACCAACTGTCATTTGATAGTCATCAACATAAGCATTGTAAATACTTTTTGGCATGAAAAGTTTAAGCTTCATGTTTTCATCTCCATCACCCTGCAGTTCATCTGATGCTGCACGGTAAAAAGCTTTAAGTAAATCAACTGCATTTGTTGAATCGATTACTTCAGTAAATTCAAAGAGATTGTTTTTTGCTACAGCAATATTACCTGCGGTGATCTCTGTTGAAGTAATAGTATCAAATCCATTGAACAGGTCTACTGTTTTTGTTCCTGCAGCATCTCTGACAGCACTCCAAATGTTCTTATTCAGAGACTGCGACAGCTTCTTCATCATAAATGCAAGAACAGCTTTTGCTATAGGAACATTTTTCAAACCTTCACCCACTACCACACTATCACCATAGATAGATTGATAAACCGAATTAGGAGAAAAACTTTCCCAGACTGAACCGAAGAATGTTTCAAGCTCACGCCCTTCTATTTTCACATCAGCGTTGTTTTTACGAGTTTCATCGTAAGGTCCCATTTCAAGAGAGCCTGATAGTTCCCCAACAGTCTCTTTATACCGAATTCCGGTACGTAGTGACATGTGCTGCAATGTGCTTTGCAGAGCAATGACCGACATGATCAGCAATTCTTTGCGGTATTTCGCTGCTGATTTTTCAAGATCGGCCGGTGTAATAATAACTTTACTCATCAATATAAATTTTTAAGAGTTAATTTAATTATGGAATCATATTGAAAAGGTTCTTGGCCGATTCAATCGCAGAGTTATCAAAATATGCTGCTTCGTCTTCATCGACACTCTGATCATCTTTCTTATTCGCATCCTTGGTTGTGTCTCCAGGGGCGGCATTTTTCGCTTCAATCTGTTGTTTCAGATTGGTAATTTCTGTTTCCTTTTCAGAAACCGAGTTCTCAAGAGTTGTAATCTTTTCATTGAGTGCTTTTATAGCATTATCAATTTTAGTGAGATCTTCCTGGGAAAACTCAATTTTGTCGTCAACTGCCTCAATATTCTCAACATTGAGGATAGCAGCTATTAAAGCCGCCTGAATTACTTTTTTACTCATTTTTTCTGGTTCGGTTTTATTGTTTGTAAAAATATTTTTGATTCCGGATATAATTTCTCCCATGAAATCCTTTCGCGAGATGTTAATGGAATCATCTTCGGGCTGTGACTTTTCATCCTCTTTAGTTTTATAGTTCTCAGGAATTGGAAGTTCTGCACAATTGAGCATCTCAACAACATCCTCTTGTTTTTTAGAAGGAATAGATCCGCTGAACACTTCGTCAACAAACCCCCATTCTTTGGCAGTTTGGGCATCAAGCCATGATTCTTTTTTCATCAGGTTGAGAATATCCTTGATATCCTTTCCTGATTTTTTAGCGTACATTCTGGCAAGATTAAGAGTAATTACTGCACTGTCTTGTTTTGTACTTTTAAGTTTCTCAATAACCTCTTCCAGCGAGTCTTCATTCATGTAACCCCATTCATTCACCCAAACCATGGCTTTATGAATAAGGTACATTCCATTTTCATGCATTCTTACTTTTTTAGCTCCCATTGTAAGAACGGTAGCTGCAGATGCATTGAATGAGTATAGATCACAGGTAATGTTACCATGTGCCTCAAATTGTGATGCTATATCAATTGCTGTATCTACATCACCACCCAGAGAGTTGACACGTACGGTAATTTCTTTTTCACCTAATTCATTAAGATAGTACTTTACTGCTTTTTTGTTGCAGGTCCAGCTACCTATGTATGAATCAATATCAATATCGTATTTCTTGGCCATAAAAAACGTTGCATTAAAATTTATATGCAACGTTACTATTTAATTAATGTGTATAAAAAGACTGTCAATTACTCCAAAGTGATGAATGAATGAGTGTTTTGGTAATTCACTTCAACAAAATAACCACGTCTGCCGGTTGGTAAATCATCACTAATATATTTACTCGTTACCGTTGGATATGGTTTTTCGTTTATTCCCTGAAGTATTTTTTTACCTTCAGTTGTAATATATATGAATGAATGGATGTTTTTTTGCAATATTGAACAGATCTTTTTTGCATCATCATCATTTCCACAAATATTAAAAGTTGCTTTTGTATTATAAATGGTTGAACCTTTCGCTGTCTCACTTGTAACATCTAGTGATCCAATACCGTTAATTGGTATATTTATTATAGTACCATAAATTTTCATGGGAGCATTTTCATCATAGATGTCTAAAATATCGGGCTGCAATTTTTTTGCCTGGCAATATCCGACAGATATTATTCCAGGTAGCTGTAAATTATTCATACAATTTTAGTTATTTAGTTATTTCACATTGTTTTAGTTGTTTTTATTAAGGGGTCATACTCGAAAAAAATAGTTATAAACTAACCTCTTTTTCCCGATATTTTTTTCTTAGTCTGTAATATTTCTGTGAAATCGTGTACCAACATTCTTCCGGTATACCATGTTTTTCCATCCACGCGTAAATTTGTTTTGAAATTTCACCTCGCCTGTAATTTTCAAGTGATCCAAGTTCTTTCATCATACAAGCTTTTAGAAGATGATCAAAACTATCAATAAGAGCTGCCTTAGCCTTTTCACCCATATAATTATACACACGAGGGTCCGCTTCCTTGTAGTAGGGTATCTCAACTTGCAGGTTGCTGTCGATGCCCAGGTCGGGTAGCTCATCATCCGGTGTTTTGGTGATAAACTGACGTATTATACGTGATTCAGGGCTGTCGCGCATCACCTGAACAGGATTGCCAAAGCTGGTTTCAAGAAAATGTTTTAAATATGGTTCAACTTTTAAATAGATGCAGAAATCGCTCATTTTGTTTGTGTTTAAGTCTAAAAATAAATAATAATATCGTAAAAATAAAAAGGTTACTACACACTACATACTATATATCGAATTGAAAGATAGCTAATTAAAGCGAAGTAAGCAAAAAAATGGATTATTAATTGTAGTAACTTTGTAGTAACCTGATATATCAGGTTACTACATTGCAAATATAGTGCTGTAAATGATTTGAGCGGTGTTGTAGTAAGTAGTAAGCATTTTAGGATAACTTTTTATTTATATAATAAAAAAAAAGATATATATTACTAACTTATTAATAATAAGTATATTATAATTATTATGCATACGTTGCACCCCATCACCCATCTATACATTATAAATTAAACTTTACCTGATATCTATACTCCGGGTAACTTTTCGTTGGCACCCGCTTGGATTCTTTCACAAATCCTAAAGATGATAATGCTTTCCCAACAGCCTGTGGTGTTACCTTCATTTTGTCAGCAGATGATATTTTGCGTTCCTTCCTTAACCGGTGTACAATATCGCTTGCTGTAAGCCATTCGGCTTCTTCGTCTTCTTCATCATCAGGAGGGAGTATATATAGCTTCACATACTTCTCTTCGTCTGTCTGGATAAGGTATCTTTGATTGTACTCCTGCAGCTCCTGAATGTATTCATCGCTGTAGAATGGATCAAACTCTGAGTTTTCGTACAACATCAATGCTTCAGCCCACATTTGATCAACTTTAACTCGCTGAGAGTAGCGTTTATCAATCTTCTCGACCTCTATTGTGCCGTATCGGCTAGTACCGTGATTTTGCGTCAGGAAACCGCCCATTTCTGCTGTACGGTTAGCTGTGAACATTGGCACTGCAACCCTGTTACGTTCCGTTGGAAACTCATCGTTACGTCTTTGCACCAAGATCATTTGCGAGCGTGTATACTTTTTAAATTCTTCTATCCTGGCCGTACCTTTATTAATACCTACCAGATCATCAAAGCAAACTATCAGATAGCGTGTGAAAACATCGGATAATGAAAATCTACTGTCATTCTCAGGCTGAACATAGTATCCCTCGAGCGATTCAGGCAGAAAGAAGCGGGTTAAAAATGTTTTTCCGATATATTCCTCCATTGATATAAAACCGAGTGCTACAGCGTTAGGAATTCCATCCTTCCACTGGGCCACGCTTGCAACCATCCATTTACGAATAAGGAAATTCATACGTTCACGATAATAGTCAGGCTCTTTATCAAATGATCTCGGAGTTATATGGTTACAAAGCTTGTCTATGTGACTCTCACCTTTATACGTCCCTCTTATCTTATCAAAATAATTAAGTATAGGATTCTCCTGGTCAAAATAATTCTGATCTCTAAGCATGATGCGAAGATCTGTTCTTGAAATTGATTTTCCAATACCTTTAAGATATAGGTACAAAGTGTCCATTGTTGGTTGGTACCGGTATCTGCTTTTATCTTTACTTTCAATGCTAAATTTGCTTGGATCCAGACATGATGTCCTCACAACAAATGCCTCGTTAATGGTGTCTACAATGTCCTGTATACGATCATCCACGAATTCCAGGGCACCGGCGTTAATCTCAGGTAGTTTAATTATGCTCATTTGTTAATATCTGAATTTTGTGAAGTGTATAATTGCCATTGGCTTATTCAAATCGTATCCCTTAAACCACTCCTTAAAGTCATCAAAAATTAGTCCGTCATTTTTAGCAATTCTGTCGTCAGCTTTAAAACAGTCACGTATACTCGCTAAATGCTCTACACCCGCATCATCGCGTAAATCTACTATCTGCAACCCAATCCCATCTTCTTTCGTCAATCTCGCAAATTCAATCTGTTTGCTCTTGTATGGTTTGCCGCTCCAATATCGCAACGACAAACACGCTTTGCCTTTCTCTATCTCCTTAAATCGCTTTTTCCATAGAGGATAATTTGCACGAATTGTGTGAAGTTTAGGTGATATATCCTGCCCAAATTCTTCATACACTTCTACCTTCCCTTTTCCTAACGCCCTGCCTATTTTTTCGATAAAATATGTCTGCTCCCCTTTACGATTGTGCGTGCTCGGAAATGTTCTACTCACTGTCAATACGTATGTTTTCATTTTTGATTTATTTATTCGCTAATTCTAATTTTTGCCTGTTTTTTAGAAATAGTCGGACTGTTGTTCTAATTTATTAAGTTTAAAACCACCCAAAGATCCAAGTTTCTGAATTTTTGGAATATGGTTCTGACATTGCGCTATTGTGCACAAAAGATTTCAGTTCACTGAATTTAGTTTTTAATTCTTCTGACGGGTTTTTGACAAAGAAAACAAGGCTCTCCCAGCCATCATCACATTTTTTGTCAAAGCCGTAAACCTTACATAATTCGGGATTTTTCCGTTCTTTCTCCTGCCATTCTCGCATATCTTCGGGCCATGACGGGATATCAAGTTCCGGAAGTACTGTTTTTTTTAATTCGTTGAATACTTTGTATGCATTCTGTACATTCTTGAAATTTAGTGCCATAATGTTATATTTATTTAATAATTATTTCGATCTCTCTCAAGCTTTGCCATGTTATTTATTATTTACTTAGTTCGTAATCATACACCCATACCCAAGGGTTGCTCTCCCACAGAATTGAGTTGATAATTGAGGCATACGCTTCTTGTGGAGTAATAAACCAAACATCATTTATCGTAGGATCATCAACTTCATATCCATATACACAGTGTGGTTCAATAGGTTGTCTAAATTGAATTACACCCTCTTTAATGCAATCATCATCGCTTATATTCTGCAATTTCTCTGCTCTAACTCCTGTAATCACAATGAAGTAACGTGCCGCACTTTCGGGCATGAATAGCTTGTTTATCTTTAATGATTATCCGCAATAGTTCCTATTATAAATTCTTGATTTGAAATCGGGTGTGTAAGTGAGGGCAGCTACCAGAAGCCGGTCAAACTGCTTCTCACCGAAATAACGCCTGTTGAACTTGTAACAGAACTGATTTAGATAATATTGTAAGTATTCGGGTTTCATTTTGTAATATACGCCCAATAATTGTCGCTTGGCATTACTTATTGCCGTATGGACCCAGGGCAGGACACTGGGGAGCTCCTTGGGTGGGATGACAGATGCCGTATGCGAATGGACATGTTCTTTTAATTGTGTATAGGAAGTCGAATCATCGGTGGTTAAATCCGCCGTGTTCTCGATGTGTTCTTTGACATTCTTTGTGATTGTATCGGACTTCAAATCGTTGATTACTTTCATTTTCAGGTATCTGACCTTCTTTGGTTTCTTGCCTGCTTTTGGACTTTCAACTGTTTTGCTTTCAGCCATTACCAATACTTTGGTCTTTTTCTGACTGCCGCGGCCGCGTTTCAACGGTTTATCCCTGTCTTCAAGGGATATTTCCGTGGAAAAGAAGGCATCGTCCAGCTCGATGGCACCTTCAAGTGTGTACTCATCATCACGCTTGCCCATCACGTCACGCAGCTTATTGACCATTTCCCATATCGGCTGATAGCGCTTGTGTCCTAATTGGCGTTGCAGTTCAGCCGTAGAGAAGGAACCCTTGGTGGCTGTGAGCAGGTGCATGGCGACGAACCAGTAACGGTAAGGCAGGTTGGAGTGTTGCATGACAGTGCCTGAACGCAGGGTTTGGCGGGCATGGCAACTCTTGCATTCATAGGCTTGTTTGTTTTGAAGCCAGTAATGTTCTTTACAATTACAATGACGACAAGTTATACCCATTTGCTCTCTTAGTTCTTTGAATTTTTTCCGACAGGACTCCTCATCGGGGTAATTTATGGCAAAATCCAGGATATTCATAGCTCGAATTATTTTATTGTTGTTGATGTAAATATAATGGATATCAATGATTTGTGCAAACATTTTTGAAACTTATTTATAAATTTTTCCCGCTAAATTCTTTAGGAAGAACTGCGGATAATCATATTAAATATTATAAACAATCTTATGCATATGAAAAATGAAAACAGAGAATTAATAATAGAGTCATTAGTGCAAGCAATACCATATATAGGAGGCTCTCTGGCTACTTTATATTTCGGTAAAAAGCAAGAAAAGAGATTTAAACGACTTGAATACTTCTATCAAGAACTAAGGGCTGAAATTGAAAGTATTGGAAATACCTTCCCTGATATTTCTTCTCATGATCCGGAAGAACTATCTGCAATACTTGAAGAGTTAAATGAAAAAGTTGAAACAGAACATCTCGAGGTTAAACGTAAATACTACAAAGAATATTTCAAGAATACAATGCGTTTTCCTGTTAAAAACAACTTTGACGAGAGAAAATTGTTTCTGGATATTCTAAGTGCATTAACTCCTTTACAAATTGAATTGGTAATATATCTTTCAATGCAATCTGGTCCAATACTTGGTTCTAGTGTGTCTAAACCTGGGGTTGATCAAGCTGTAATTGCTGGTTCACTTGCACAATTAAAGACTTTTGGAATTACGGATAATGTATTAAACAGTATTTTTCTGGGTGGCAATAGTAGTGGAATTAATGAAAATATTTCGTTAAGTAGATTTGGGAAAAGATTTCATTCATTCTGCTTAAAATCATAGTGAAGTATCTTCGTTATTGGATAAGGAGTACTCATTTATAATTTATTTAAGTATAAATGGATGTGATCAAGAAATTAGACCAAAATATAATCTAATACTTCAGATCAAGAGATTTTATTTGTTAATATCATGGCTAAAATTCATACTTTAAAGATTAATAATTACAGATGTATTGAAGAGTTTGAACATGTTTTCAATGACAACTCTTTTGTCTGCTTAATCGGTAGAGGGGACTCAGGAAAGTCAACTCTGTTGCAAGCAATCGTTGCTGTTTTGTCTCCAAGTTGGGATTATCGATTTTATGATACGGATTTTTTCAATGGTGATACCGAGAATTCTATAATTATTGAGGCAAGTTTGTATGACTTGCCTGCCGATTTGTTAAAAGAATCGAAGTTCGGTTTATATAAAAGGATTTTAAATAGAAATAACGAAATCATTGATGAAATATCGGCTGAAGGTGCAGATGGAAAAGATTTACTAACTATTCGGTTAACAGTTGAGAGCGATCTTGAGCCGAAGTGGCATGTTATAAACGGTAGGGACAACCAAGAGGATATTGAGATAAGAGCGTCCGACAGAGCTAAGCTTAACACGTTTATTGTCACGGATTTTATAGATAGGCATTTCTCGTGGGGTAAGGGGAGTCCCTTGTATTCTCTGTTAAAGAGGGACGGGGAGGAGATTGATACTGATCAAATAATTGTTGACGCAAACAGAGGGGC